GTACTGTTCGTGTAATGGAGCATGTCTGGAATGTCATTGTTTAAAGCAATGATTTTGCGCATTTGATTATCGTGAATCCAAATTTGCATCTAAACACTCCTTTCGTACCACGTCACCTCAATATCTGGTTCTTCTTCAATCCAGCTTGAAAAGTAAATATCGATTTCGGTCTCGCCTGTTTCAATGCCAAACGGCTCAGCTAAATAAGCCAAGCCGTCCATTGTTGGTAGATTGTCAAGGTAGGTTTTACCTTTTGCCATATCGACTTCTAACACTGAGCCCATGCGATAGCGGTTTGGAACGTCTTCCCAGCCGTCCACGAAATCTTTGCGGTAAACGATACTATCTAAATACATGTGGGTTACCTGTGGATTGTTTCCCATGTCACCAAAAAAGACGTGAATCTTAGCCGATTTACGTCCTTTAATTTCTGGAATTTTGAATTTAGGATAAGAACCCCACCAAAACACTTGAATTTCATCGTCTCTGCGTTGCAAGTCAGACCAACCGCGTTCTGCATTGAATGGGTTTTGACTATCCAAGTGCGTTCCCGTGAATGTCCAGCGTTTTGGAATGCGATAACCGCCATTTCCATCCGAAACAAGGAAATTGTATTCGCAACCTAAGCCACCGGCACGTTTGAAAGTTTCGACACCATACAAAAATTTGCCTTCCGTGTCCGAAACACAAATTTTCATGAAACCGTATTGGTTAGCTGAGCCAAGCCAAAAGATTTGACGCCACCAAAAATACTCGTTTAGCGAGCCTTTCTCACCATTGCTATCTGCTGGAATTTCCCAAGTAATCGAACCGCCTCTGTTGCCTTTGGTTCCAGCTCCTCTATCAGCCAAAGCGATGTGAGGACGTCCCCAAGCACCATCAAGAAACAACGTTCCATTGATGTCTTGACTTGTGTCATTCAAAATCGCAACATTCCTAGTTCCTTCTTCGAAACCTTTCGTGATCCAATTGTTAGAGACGTAATCAAACAAGATTTCCGATTTCTTAACATTCTTTCCATCAGCTTCTTCTGGATTTCCGATTTCGTAAGCTTCTGTAGCACTTTTGACAATGCTGACCCAACCATTTTCCGAATTGTGCTTAATCCTAAATTTTGGATAAGCAGTAGCTGAACCAAAATTGTTTAATTTAACTTTATAGTGATCATTACTAATTTTTGTAATTGAACCATAGCGACTATTATTCGTGTTGTCGACTAAGCACTGTGTTTGGCTTTCTGCGTACGATTTTGGTACATCGAACGTGATTGTAATTGTAGCCGTCGGCGGTGATGTGCTATTATCTGTCGTTAACGTCGGTTGACCGCTCGGAATAGCTTCCCAGACCTTATCTGGTTCATCTCCAAAAATTAATCGTTTAGGTTCAAACACATTTAAAAAGCCACCGATTTTTTCGGCGACTTCGTTAAAATATGCTGAGCTTCCAGCCAATTTGATTGAGATTGAAATCTGTTTGACTGAAAGCGTATTATATAAAAATTGTTGACCGTAGCGGTGATTGCCTTGGTCTTGATAGGTATTGTTAAAGTTAGCTGCAATGTTGCGGTTAACATCTGTAACAACGGCTTGACCGTCAAGGTCGTTAAAGACCTCTAGCCAGTCTACGTCGTTATACTTGATGGAAATACCTGTCAAATGATTTCACCTCCTAAAAGCGCTTGCCTGCGCTCGTAATTGTTAGTTGCTGTGTGCATATAAGGTGCTAGGCCGTTCGAAATATCTCGACCGTCAATGATATTTCGAACTTCGATAGGATTAGCACCATTTGCCACAAGTTGAGTAAGTAAGTTGATTACTGTATCAAACTTAGCTTCAAGTTTAGCGAGTGATGATTCGCTTGTGCCTGTTTGGCGCTCTGCTGGCGCTTCACCAGCAAATCTAGCCACTGCTTCGCTTAGCAATTGCCAAGCCCTGCCGCGTTTAGCGATGTCGGTTGGTATGACGTACTCAGGCATATTGCCCTCTGCGAGCTCGTATACACCGTTTTGTGACACTAGCCCACCATTTGCATAGCCGTAACTTGCTACTCGTGTGAAGGCTGCGTCAGACGTTCCGTAGCGATGTTTCATGCAGTTGATTGCAGCAAGCAAGTTATCGTAACCGTTGTAAATGTCATTGTGACCTGCAAACTTGTACGCATTAAACGTACTATCAATAGTTTGTGCAAGACCTTTAGACGGATGTCCTGCTCTTGCATTGCTATCCCACAAATTAATAGCGTGAGGGTCACCGTTTGACTCGCGTTGGATCAAGCGCATCCAACTATTGATTTGGTGCGCTGTCGCTGGTAAGCCATTGGCTTTCAACGCTTTGACAACGTATTCACGCCAACGCTCTACCGAGCCTCCTTGCGGATTATTCAAACCGCTTTCCATATTCAATGGTGCTAACATTTTAGCAATCCAATCAAACATGCCACCAACTTGACTCTTGATAAGTTTTCGAAGTGGCGAGTTTTCTTCTTTCGCTTTGTCTGCAACGTGTACACCAAAATCAAGGAAAGTGTCGACCATTGAAATCGGACATCCAGAGAATGGGTGGTAAGCGTGGTTACCAGCGTAGTTGTATTCCTCACCACTAAATGTATTTCCAGAAACGCCAGAAACAGTTGAAACGTGGTTTTGTCCGTTTTTCGCATAAACAGCAACCATGCCTGGTCGAGGCGTGCTACTATGCGGAACTCGTGCGTTCAACCACTGATTACCATTGCCAAGATGGCTGAATAGACTAGCGTTAACGCCTTGATTGCTCAAACGAGATGCAACGAATGAAACACATTCCTTGAATAAATAACCCCAAGGATCAGCACCGCTATCCGCTCCACGGTCTTTAAATTGGTAGTCATCACCAATCATGCCCGCTTGAATTTCTGGCGAAGCTTTTTCGTTTGCCATGCTCCAAAGTTCTTTCCACCAGCTTTTGGCATTTTCAATCGGTTTCTTGTACAGTGCATTACCAAGATTTTTAAACACACCGTCTAAATTATTAGAGTTAGGATTAAACTTCTTAGCGAGTGTTTCGGCGGGGTGGGAAACGGCGTCAGTGATAAAGCTTAACATCTTAGTAAATTTATCAACGCCATCTTTCAAGCCATCCCAAGCCGAACCTGCCACATTCGTGGCTGTGTTCCAGACTTTAGACCAGAAACCTGTACCTTTGGCAAAAGCTTGTCGATTATTTAATCCTGCAAGCATAGCCAATTCACTAGCGTTTAACACTTCTGAACCTGCTGGCAACAACATTTGAGCATTTCTGCCTTGTGGCAAGATTGCCTTACCATTTGGCAAAATAACCATTTCTTGGTTATTAGTCTCTGGACTGTCGTTGCCATCGTTTAGTGTAGCTAACGTTGGTCTTGTGATTGCATTCCGATAACCATTAAAGAAACCTGTACCATTTGCAAATTTGACTTTAGGAATTTTGCTAATTGAGTTTTTCGGACCACCGAAATCATGGATTAGCTGATTGATACCGTCAATCCCACTGTTTGGAATTTTAATAACAGCATTAATACCATCGCCAGCCAACTGCCTCAAGCCGTTCCACATGTCGCTAAAACCATTGCGAATGTTGTTCCAGATGTCTTGAAATTTGTTTCCGATTTTATCCAGATTATCAAAGAGCAAGCCTTTCAAATCCTTGCCAAATTTCTTTTTAGCGTCGGCATTCATGTCATCCCAACGATCAGATAGAAAATCTTTTGATTTCTTCCAAGTTTTAGACCACCTATCGTGGATTTCATCGTGTTTATCTTTAACGTTTTTAGCTAATTTAGAAACACTTTCTTTCGTGTTTTCTTTAATATCGCCCCACGTTTTTGATGTTGATTTTTTAAGCTTATCCCACGTTTTACCAGCACTCTCTTTAAGTTCGTCAACTTTCTTGCCAACGCCTTTCTTGAGGTCACCAGCGATGCTAACAATACCTTTAACGAATTTGCGGAATTTTGCGCTTTCCTTATACGCCAATGCAAAACCTAAAACAATCGGATTTGCAAAGATTAGGATTTTGCCGATAGTAGTAACGACATTTTTAATGGTTTTGCCAACATTTACAAAGAAATCACCAACTTTCTTAGCGCCGTTTTTGATAGTTTTAACAATGTTACTTGCTCCGTTTGTGATTGACTTCTTGAAGTTCTCCCAGCCTTTAGACATGCCGCTAAACTTGTCTTTCAACCACTTGATAGCACCACCGATGCCATCTGTAACAGATTTTGCGATGCCGTTGCAGAAGTCGCGGATTTTTTTATTATGCTTATATAATGCCACGAAGCCAGCTACTAAAGCAGTAACTCCGACAATTGCCAAAACAAATGGATTTGCCATCAAGAAACTTCCAGCTGCTTTAAGCATTCCAAAGCCTTGTGATACACCTTGAATACCTTTAACAACCGCATTAATACCACTAGCTACTTTCTTAGCGGCAAAGTAGCCGACAAATAACTTACCGACTGTCTTTATAGCCTCTTTATGCTTAGCGATTTCACCCAAAGCACCTGAAACACCCTTGATAGGTTCTTTTGATTTCTCACTATTGCCAGTTAGTGTTTTAAAAGCTCCAGCTATACCTTCGACAATGCCTTTAGTCGCTTCCCAAGCACCTTCGCCAAAAGCTTTGCCAATTTCGACAATATAACCTAAACCTTTTTTTAATTCGGTAAAGAAATCAACAATTTTAGGCGCATTCTTAGCGATTTTATCGCTCGTCTTATCCACCCACTCGATCATCTTGTCCATGAACAAATTGAGCTTGTCCGTGCCATCGCCTAATTTAAAAACTTTAGCAAAAGCGTTGGAAATAGTCTCCAAACCTTTGGCGCTATGCTCACCCAAAGCTTTAAATTTTTCTTCCGTACCTTTATCAGCTACCCATTCACTGACCTTGTTCATGAATGGATTTTTCATCTGCATGATAGGTTCTTTAAATGCTGCAATAATCGCTGGCATACGACTATTGATTGTACGTTCCATACCGCCGATGGTACCTGCAAAGTTTTCGGTTGCATCTTTGTATTTTTCTTTCATGTTCAGCAAGGCCTTGATAGCCATGTCTGACGTGATTTGACCTTTACTTTGCAATTCAGCGAACTTTTCAGTAGTCATGTCTGAAATGTGCAATTCTTCTGCTGCAACATCTTTGATGGCTTGTTTCATTTCTGGAAAGACATTGATAATTGACATCATGTCTTGCCCTTGAACCTTACCATTCGCAATCATTTGCGACCATTGCACACTAAAGTTTTCGACCGCTGCATCGGTTTGCCCAAAAGCGTCTTGTAAAGTCAAGATAGCTTGTGTTTGCTGTTTAGTTAAATCGATATTGTGAGTGACTGCATAGAATTTTTGGTTCATGCCGTCAACCATTTCAGTCGAGTTAGCAGCAGCTTGCGCCATTTCGTTGGTTATGTCAACCATTTTCTTACCGTCTTCAGCGTTGCCAGTCAAAGTAAGCCAAGTGGCATTCATTGTTTGTTGGTATTTGACATATTCGCTACTTGATTCGTTTAATTCATCAATTTTACCTTTAATGCCTTCAATTGCGTTTGAAGCAGCATTTCCGATGATTGTTCCTGCAAAAACAGAGCTAAACAAACCTTTCAGTCGAGATGTTTTATCAGCTGTGTCATCAACCTTGTTGTTTAAACTAACAAAACTATCTTTTAGGCGATGGATAAGCGATGAACTGCGCTTACTTTCAGCGATTTCATCATTAAGCTTGTCCATGTTTGTTTTAGCATGGGCTAAGCTAATAGCTGTTTCATCTAAACGTTTCTTTTGCAAAAGATATTCACTACTTGTCTTTCCAGACTTATCAGCGACCTTTTTTAACATGTTCTCTTGAATCTCATACTGTTTTGTAAGATTTTCAATTGAACCTTTTAGATGTTTAGCTTTCTCTTCGTTAGCTTCGCTTTCCTTACCTTCCGCTTGCAAACGTTTAATGTACGTTTCAGAAACTTCATTTTGCTGTTTAAATTGCTGTTGCAAGCCAGCTAAACCAGATTTGTAATAATCGACGCTAGACTTCGCTTTTTGCTGTTGACTTTCCATTGACGCCAACTTAGCTGTGGCTTGGTCGATTTGACGTTGGTATTTGAGGTATTGCTCAGCAGTTTCAGCAGTATTGCCTTTTAAGTCTGATTGCTCACGCTTCAAACTTTCAATTTTAGCTTGTTGACGCTTAATCGCGTCGCCCAGGCCGTCATACTTAGCTTGCGCTGCGCCTAAAGTATCACCAGCACTTTTCAATTGTGCTTCTTGCGCTTTCCAAGCACTCGTAGCACTACTAACCAACTGTGTTAGTCGTTTGATAGAGTTACCAGCTTGCAACGTGTCCAAAGCGATTTCAGTGGACATCGTAGCTTGTATTTTGTTTGCCATTATTTCCTCCTTTCCTTAAAAATCAAAGAAGAGACAATGGGTCAACAACCCTATCTTCTTTTTCTTTGGCGCTCATGATAGACATCAATTCATAATAATCAGTGTCATTGCATTCATCGAGTGTCCAACCAAAGTTGATGAGCGCTTGCTTGATGATTAGTTTTAAGTCTTCAATCCTATTTTCGAGTTCAAAGACTTGTTCACCAGCGGATTTTACTCTTTTGGGTCTTCAGCACCTTTAGATTCTTCCAACTGTTCATCGCTCAAGCCAAGCATGTAACCTGTAATTGTTTCAGAAATTTTTTGGACTCGTTCACTATCCAAATCAAGTAATTTCTCGTAAGTGTCGTCATCAAGATTTAAAATAGCACGGACAAACGCAAGTGTTTCATCTAAACCTTTTAGACTAGCGCTAATTTGACCAACTACATCATCGTCGTCAAGCTCGTCGCTTACTTTAGCAACAGCTAATTGATAAGCGAACATGCGTTTCATGTTTCGAATGCTAGTGTGTACTTCGAATGCTTTCTTGCGTAATTCCGGGATAACGATTGTTTTAACTTCCATTGTCTCTTTCTCCTTAACTTAAAAATAAAAGGCTGGATTAAAAATCCAACCTAGAAAACTATTCTCCTGTTTGAGTAGTTGCTTGTGTATAACCGCCGAACACTTCTTTAAGCATGTTAGCTTCTTCAAAACCGTCTGCTCCAGAATAGAATTTTTTAAGTGGCTCACCATTGAACGCTTTAGTTGATAATGCGTTGTAAGTCATATTATCATCTTCTCGTGTTTGAGCAGTATCTGTGTCAGTGGCAACGTTTTGTGCTGTTTCTTGCATAATTCCGTTACCGAAACCAAAATAAACTGAATGAGCGCGATCAAGCGTTTCAGATTCGATAAGCAATGCTACGTGTGGTTTATCACCTTGCATTACATATCCACCTTTGCCATCAGGTTTAAAGCCTAGTAGTTTTTGTTTGACTTCAAAATCAAGGTTATTAAAGTCAAGTGCTACTGTTGGTGAACCTGGTGCAATCATTACATCTTGCACTGAATTATTACCATTAACTTTTGTAGCCTGACCTTCCATGTTTGAAATATTCGCTGTTTTAGTACCGAGCATTGAGCTGTCGACTGCCAAAATACCATCAGCAGAAAGTCCTTGCTCACCTTTAATGAGCTGTTGTGTTTTAGCGTCAACCAACGCTAGTTTAACCATTTTTAAACCGACAATTGCCATGTAATTTATTCTCCTTTTAAAATTTTTTCACGCTCAACATAAAAGACACCTGTCATTTGATAGGTGTCTGGATCTATGCTGTGCTCTCTAATGTCTGTGATTTTATAATGTTCCGAAACCAACCACTGCATCAGTCTTGTTTCGAAATCCTCTAAATCAAAATCGACGTCTAATTTATAAAAAATCATAACTTCGATTTGATTCGATTTGCTATAAAAACGGTCATTTCCAAACATGCCAAGAAAAGCGCTAGATTCTCTTAACAGCACAATTGTCTTATCAGTATTTTCTTGAACCTCTTTCGGCAAGTTGTTTGCGTATACTTCGCTTATTTCACCAAATCCTTTACCGTCAATTAAATTCTTTAGTTCTAGTGTCGCTAACATTATTTAACTCCTTTCTTTCGCATGATTTTCTCGTATTCCGCTTTTTCAGCTAACAGCACTTTTTTTTGAACAGTGCTGTCGTTCTGCACTTTTGTGACAAAGTGGTCTGCTTGATATTTCTTCGTGCCATCGTTCAAACGTCTAGCATTTTGAGCGTGATAGCGATTTTCCCAACCAACAGTTGATTTACCGTTCCTTCGCCCATCTACGCCCGTTTTTTGAATAGATAAGCTATCTGCCATATGCCCATATTTTGGATCTTCGTGGTTAGAATAGTGCTTTTCTTTCGTGGCTTTAGCAAGCTCGTCTTTGAAAACTTCTGCCCCTGCCTGAGTTATCCGAGATTGTTCCGCAAACGATAAATTTCCAATTTCTTGAACTGTTTCCAACCATTCTTCCAAAGCTTTATCCAAACCTACCACAGCTACTTGCCTACCTTTTCTGATTTTTTTAACGTCACAAAGTCATATCTGTTTAATCCAAAGTTTTCGTCAGGGCTGATTTTATCGACATTGTAAACAATGCCGTTTAATCGTACAGATTGCCCTTCTGCCACCTTTGAATTGTGCCTTATGACAATTATCCGCGATTCACTTTCGCCTGCTGAAATCGCTAAATATTGCTGGTTCAGCGTGCGAGTATGTGGTTTGTAATGCAATGTAAATTTTGATACGAATTTAGGCACGCTAACACCTGTGTATGGATTAGCTACCGATTCATAAGCACCAAATTCAGCTTTATTTCTAAAATCTGTTGGCTTGTACTGTTTTCTAGTCATCTACATCACCCCTCACAATAAACAGCATATAAGCCACGCAATTGACCTATAACACTGTTTAAAGTCAAATCGATAGGATAAGTCATAGTATCTGTTAAAGCCACTCTGTACGTGTAATATGAGCTTGCTAATGCAAGTACTGCCGTGTCGTAGAGTGGTTTAACGTTTTCTTGCTCAAAAAAGCCGTCAGCGTTACCGACAGCATTCTTGATATATGTTTCAGCTGTTGTGATGTATGCTGGGATAAGCGCAACGTCGTCGCTCTCATCGAGGTTTAAAGTCAGCATAACTTCTTCTTTGGTAACGCCCATTTTTCACCCTCTCTTATGCTCCTGCTGTTGCTGATGCTGCGAAGTTAGCTGCTTGGTCAGCAATAGCCTTGAATGTTGCTGGTACAAACGCTTCTTCATCGACTGTTTGAACGTCGAATCGGTCGATAACACGGACTTTGTTTGTATCAGTTTCAAAAGCACCTGCACCAATGTTTGTAGCAAGCAATGACATGTTTTCGCGATCAAATAATGTAACAGCTTGTTTCAAATCGCCGAAGTAAAGTGGGTGTGCACCTTTAACATCTGCCAACCAGCGGTCTGCTACTTCTTTGACTGGATAACCATCAATTGCGTAACCTGTAGGTGATTTTACGTCACGTTCCATGAGGTAATCACCCATTGCGTTTTTGACTTTTTTAAGTGCTGTAAAACCAGATGTGTTAGTCAAGAACATTGAAGTTGTTTTGATGGCTGGGTCAACTTTTGCTTCAAGGTCGATGATGTCGTCCCATTTAGCAAGTGTTGGCTTAGTTGGCAATGTATCAATCGCTGTAATGATTTTAGTGTTGCGAGTAACGACCACTTTTTTAGCAATCCAGTTAGATAACCATGCGATAATGTTTTCAGCAGTATCTTTCAAAAGCGAGTTAGTAACAGTAGAAATACCAGCATAACGTTTAATGAGGTATTTGATAGTTGTCAATTGTGGATCATCGTTAACGCCAATTGTTGCGCCTTCTTCATCAAGTTCAGCAAGTGCTGTAATATCAGACCATTTTTCGTAAACACGGCTACCTGATGCTGTTGAAACAGATTCAACGTTGACGTATTCTTGCAACGAATCATATTGACGGACCAAAGTATGGATTGTTGTTTGAATATCTTTTGGAATAGTCAAACCAGCGTGGCCTGCTCCTTCAGTTTCATCAGATGAAATCATATTCTTGATTTGAGTGTAATTACCGCGAATAAGATTTTTAAAGTCGTTAACGAATTGATCTTTGATGTCCAATTCTTCATCGTTAAGCGGTGCTTTTGGTGCTGCAATAACGGCTTGTGCTTGCGCTTCAACCAATTGCTCTTTCAATGCGTCACGGCGAACCTTAGCGTTATCACGTTTATCTTTCAAATCTGCAAAAGCTTCCGCTGAAAAATTATCATCATTCAAAGTATTGTTAATCTGTTCGTTAAGGTTTTCTACTGTATGACCTGCTTCAATCCAAAGATTGTTAAGTGTGTTAATATCCATTAAATCTTCCTTCCTTATTTTCCTAATAAAATAGCCAGCTTGCGTTCTCGTACTGAGTTAACAGGCTGACTTAGTTGTTTATTCAATTTTTCTTTAGCAATCAAATTCTTGAATTTGTTGATTGCTGCTTTGCTTGGCAAAGCATGAATGGCATTTTCAAAGTTTGGCTCATCATCGGATTCATTGAACATGATTTCGTCCGCAAAGCCTTTGTCAACTGCAACTTTGGCATTCATCCAAGTTTCATTTGACATAAGTTGTAAAATATCTGTCTGTTTCATGCCTGTTTTAAGCTCGTAAGCCATAGCGATTGATTCATCAATGCCGTTTAGGACTTCTGATTCGTGTTCTAAATCGTCACTATTTCCGATTGTAGAAACCGAAGCTTTATGAATCATAAGTTGACTTGTCGGTGACATTCGAACAGTATTTCCAGCCATCGCAATGACGCTAGCAGCACTAGCAGCTAAACCTTGAATGTTAACAACGATATTCTTTTGGCTATCTCTAAGCATTGTGTAGATTTCGCTTGCTGCGAATACATCACCACCATTCGAAGCGATGTCTAAAACGATTTCGTTATCTTCGTCATTTAAGATAGCTTGTTGGATTTTTTTAGGATATGTACTAGACATTCCAAACCACTCATAAAATTCACCGACATCATTAGAAACAATATCGCCTTTAATATCAATTTTCCCCATTTTCCTCACCTCCTTTCAATGACTGTTTACTGCCGTTCAGATTCTCGCCAATTGGCAAATCTTTAGGTAAAATTTCGGCTTGTTGTAACATGTATAAACCTTGATTTTGAGCAACTACACCGTTTTTAACCAGCTCGCTAATACGCTTGATGTAGTTCGAGCCTGTTGGGTCAACTGCTGGAAAAATGTCCGAATCAATATCGCAACCAAGCTTGTTACTTAGTTCGCTAACAAACGGTCTCAAGTATCTTGCGACTGCTTTAGCGTAAACATTCATAGACATGTCAAGTGATGATTGTTGGTCACCTTTTCCACCGACGACATTTTCAGGAATGCCATAGACCTTAGCGAATTGACCTGTTGTCCAATCAGCTTGGCTAAGCAGTTGAGCCACATTTGACTTGATTTCAAGCGGTTGAAAGTCTTCCAAGTCGTCCAAAACTAGCGGGCCACCATTCATCTGTTTCATGGCTTGACGCGAGCGTGATTGTTTAGTTTTAAAATCTAACAAGCCTCCGCCTTTAATTTTCAAAATACCGTTTGCGTTTAATGCGTTTTTGAGCGAATTAAGCGTTAGATTATCGCTGGCTTTTTGGATGTTTAGCTCTCTAGTTAGCGCCATGAGTGGACTAACACTTGTTTTGCCACCATCGACAGAAAGCAAACGGAAATGCAAGACGTCATTTTGCGGAACATTCAACTTCGCGCCAATTTTTGGGTCATCAAACGTTATGTTGTAATAAAGTCCGTTCTCATAATCTATAGAATTCATACTGACTTGTGACGGTCTCAAAAATTCCCATTTGGCATCCCTTCCGTTCTCGTTACGCCACCGATAAGCGAAGGCCTCGCCACCTAAAAGCAATTGAGCAAAGATAGATTGATAAAAGCCAAAACGGTTTGAATTGTTAGTCGGATTATCAATAATTCCTTGCATACGTTTGTTAGCAGTAAGTCGAACTGTAGCCAAATCATTCGAAAGCTGATTGATTATCGAAAATAAATCCGAGTTCTTCAGCGCTGACTTAGCAGACACCCATTCATTGCCAGTTAAATTAGCTTTCAGAAAGTTATAATCATCATCACCAAAGAATTGTGTAGCAGGTGGACTCTCGGTCGACTGATTCATAAAATTAAAAATCGGCAAATATTCTCACCTCCTTTCTAAACCCACTGCTTAATCGAATTTTGACTTAATCCACTCGTAAAGTCCTGCGATTACACAATAGATAAAACACAAAATAGGCAATAATGCGCAAAAACTGAGAACAAGAAACACTAAGAACGCAAATACGCCCATCATTCCCATTGCTGCATTTAAAATTGCTGATACCATCATTTTTCTCCTTTCCCAGAAATCAATTCGCTGATTAAGCCAGCGAGAATAAATGTAATTGTCATACTGACACCAAAAGCGATGTGCTGTTGATAAAACGTTGTTAAATTAGCAGAAATCGCTGCTAAAACGAACATAATCACGTCAAAAGCAGCCCAAATCGCTTTAAAAAGCTTTAAAATCATTGTTTTTTTACCTCTAATAATCATCTAACATGCCACTTTCAGGGTTTTTTAACCAATTCAAAACCGCTTCTTGCGACATGTGTTCTACTTTCCATGTAGGATTGTTAGTGATTGCATAGTCTTCAAACGCATACATACCGTCATAAAAGCCGTCAATAAGCGCGTCAACTACGTCAATCTTGTATGTAGATTTCATCTTATCTACCTGAATACCGATGTTATCTTCTTTAATGACGGCATTTATCAAGGCTTTACGCATGATTTCATCATCAATACGTGTGATGTTACCTTCGATAAATAGCGTCTGTAAGAACTTAGTCGGGTCTTTTAGCTCACTTGTGCGCTGTCTGATTGGCATTAAAGGAAAACTTGTGTTAGCCTCTAGCGCTTTAATGATTTTAGACACACCCATAGCGTCGTAACCAAAAAAGACAACGTCTAATGCGTTGTCTTCGACATAATCAATAAACCAGCGGTAAACTTCCTCTGGATTAATAAGCCCTTGCGGATGGCTCGTTATAGTACAGTAGCCTTTTCGCTCAAGCTCACGGTAATTGACGCCGTCCTGCTCCATTTTAGCCTCAAGCGAGCCTGCTTGTTGCCACGGGATGAAGCTGTGTTGTTCAACGTGCCACTTTTGACTGCCATCTTCGCCTAAATATGGATATACAAAGCCAATCGCCGTGTTATCGCTAAACATTGACGCATCAAGACCGACATAAACGCGCTTACCTCGTATATCAAACTCAGGAATAACCGCATTTTCAATATCTTTTAAATCAAGAAAGCTATTGCTGTCGGCAAGTAACCAACAATTCATGTTTTTAACTTGGAAATCAGCAAGCTTACCCATGAGCATTTTTTTATCACGTTCAGAAAGCAAACCTTTTATAAGGCTGTCTTTCAAGTCTGGGTGATTCAACAGTGGATTGCTTTTAGCCCATGTTTCTGGTTGAAACGTTTCTTCCAGATTGTCTTGTGACCAAATCAAGCAAAGCTGGTCATCTCCAGACCTGTCAAAATCACGTTCCATGATTTCAATAAGCTTTTTCTGTTCTTGATGAAACGGAACATCTGGTGTTTGGTAAGACGTTGAAATTTCAATAAAGCGAGAGCCTTCAGTGTTAACTTGACCAGACGTGATTTTTGAAATACCTTCATCGCTTTTAAGTTCTCCGACCTCATCAGCTACCGCTAATTTAAAGTGTTTTGAGTCGAACTTACCAGATTCAAAAGAAATTGTTTGAATGCTGTTGCTATCAACCGTTGCTTTAATTTCTCGTGTATACAATTGCAAACCAGTTTCGACTGCTAACGATTTGAACGGTTCATTCTCGATGATTCTTGACATCATGCTTTTAACATATGTGTAGAGTTTCATCGTTTGTTCGAAGTTTAACGAACTAACCAAAAAGTCTTGGTTACTAAGTCCGATTGTTTCAATTAAGAACGAATAATTAAGACTGATACCAGCTATCATGGTCTTACCTTGCGCCCGAGCCATCGACAAGATGATGTTGACGTATCGTGGTAAACCATCTAAATCAAACCAAGCAAATATTTGGCTAAAAATAAACAACTGCCAATCCATAGGTTCTAGCTTCTTGGATAGGTCATCCACGTTTGGGACCAATGACAAGAACTTCAAAAAACGGTTAAATGCGTCTACTGAATACGTGTAAGGAAAATCCTCTTGACCTTGTCTTTGAAGGTCTCGAAGGTGACGGAAACAAGCTAATTTGATATTGTATCCAGCCACTATTTTTTCGTCCAACACATCAAAACAATATTGTGTTCCTGCGTCTGTATATTTTCTGCGAATAAAAGAAAAATCGATACTTTGATAAGCACCGATTACATCTTTTGTTTTCGTTAAATCAATCTCAACTATGTTTCCTCACCTCTTTCTATTTAAAAAATTCTTTCATTTTATCTTTGATTGAGCCTTCATCTGATTGCTCGCCAGCAATTTCCATCAACTCTTGACGTCCTTTTGGAGTCAAACCAAGCTGTACGCCTATTTTGTTTAAGGTGTCAACAGCATCCTTCATAGTAGCAACTGCTGGGTTCTTTTTAAAACCTAAGAACTGCTCACCTAAAATTTCACCAGACCCTTGCGCTTGAATAGGCTTCTTCATTTCTTGTTGAATACCATTTTCTTTAACATTCTCGTAAGCGAGTTTGTAAATTTCATAATTCGTACAGTAAGTTTCAACCAAAAACGTATCGATTCGTTGAACCTTGTTTGTGCTTTCT